TAAATCTACTAAACTATTTTTTGTTACTACAAAATCCATATTCCCCCTAAAAAAATAAAGCTCTCATTTCAGAGAGCATTTTATTCAACGATATAGTTGTTATTAAATAGTGCTACCTGGATTTAATTCACTTTCGTTGCTTACTTTTTCTAATTTTATAGGAGTGACAGCTACAGCTACAAAACTATATTGTTCTCCCATTGTTGCAGAACCACCGATTGAATATCCAGATGAAGTAAATTTAACTCCTACAATTGATTTGCTATATACTAATTTACTAATTGGATGTGTTATAAATAATTTTATTTGACAAGGTGGTAATTCATCCAAATGTTTTAGTCTATCAAGTTCACTAAGTTCTATAATTCCGTCTGTATCTAAATTTAATTTAGAACCTTCTATTGGTGAATAATTTTTAAGTTCTTTTCTTACTCTTTCTCCAATAGATTCGTTAAATACAACAGCAGTTATATGTCCAGATATTCTCTTAAATCCATGAGTTAATCCTCTTGGATCTGGATCTCCAAAAGTATATCTAGGTTCTTTTTCAGTTGAAGTGAAAACTTGTAGACTGACTATTGTTGTTAAAGGTATTTGATAGTATTTTCTTTTACCTTTTTCTTCCATAACTATTGTTAAGAATAATTTACAATCTTTACCAGTTCCTACAGCATAGTTATATATTTGTTTTTTTATTTCTACTGATTGCTGAGTCATTAAGGATTAACACCTCCATCCCAAGAATAATATTCCTCATCACCAATATCTGTTTCAGTTGCACCATCTACCATATTTAAATCTTCTATGCTTTTAGCTAAAAAAGCATATTGTTCTCTTACAGATAATTGATTAACACCTATTCCAGATTGCCCTTGAGAAAATCTTAATCCCTGTATTTGTTTTTGAATTTTTTTATTTGGATTATTATCTTTTACTCCTAACATTATTATGTCAAAGTTTGGAAAATCATTAACTGATTCTATATCTGCTAAAGAATATTTAGGAGTATAATCTTTTCCATTAGCATCGTAATTTACTTCTACTTGTTTAATTCCAGCTTTTCTAAGAACAGATTTAACTTCATTTACAAATCCTTCTTTTAAAACTTCAAAAACTAATGAACCTCTAATTATTCTAGAACCTCTCGCTATTCCACCAGCTCCGCTTAATCCAATAACTGGCACTGGTTCTATTGCATATTGTTCTATATAAGAAAAAGAAGAAGCTTGTCCAAGTTCAACTAATTCAAACTTAATCACTTGATTGTATTCGTTATATTTTGTAGGTACTTTCATAAAAAACTTTAATTCTGTACCATTAAATGTATCAAATTCTTTAGATTTATTTTTATAATTATGAAAATTATCTTTATTCAAAGGCATTAGTTTATTTTCACCTCTCTCCAAGGTTCAATAGAACCAAGTATTTGGACTTTAGTTGCAACATCATGCATCGGACTTCCAGCAGATATGCCAAAAGTTTCTGATAAAAATGTAACTTTATTGCATCTAAACATATAAGTTTTATTAGGTTCGTAAACTCCATCAGTTATATTGTCTGCTGTTCCATAAACAACTATATCTACTGGTGGTAAATCTTGCAAATCTATATAATCAGTTTCAAACAAATCTGTTGTTAAATTTTCAATTGGTCCACCAATTAATTCTTGATCTTCTTCTAAAATAGTAAAATCTTCTAAACCAAATCCATCTAAATCAGCTACTTTAAATTGTTTAATTTTACTATTATATTTTCTTATATCCTTAAACATAGAAAATATCATTCCTTGATCTAATTGAGTAAAAACAATTGTTCCATATGTGTTTCTTAAACCACTAGAATTTCCTACTGGATTTTTTCTTCCAGCTACTCTAACTTGTGATGTTTGTCTATTTGTTTCAGCTAGTATTTGTTGTAAATTTCCAATTTCATATCTAAATTTTTTTGTTTTTTTTATGCCATTACTATCTTTTTTTGTTAATGGTATTTCTAAAAAAACTCTCAAACCAGAACCTTTACAAAGGATTTTTCCAAGTAACATATAATCTTTTTGTGACATTATTAATCATTCCCTTCATATTTTTCCCAGTCTGTTATTTTACCTATAGACATAAATGATGCAAAAGCAGAAATTTCAGTAGAATTAATAGCAACAGAACTTCCTTGTCCACTTAATGCTACACCTTCTAATACTTTTTTTCTAACTTCTATTTCATTATTTTCATTTTTATTTTTTGCAATTAATATAATGTCAAATAAAGGCATTTGCCCCCAATTTATTTTAGTATGATCATTATGAAATTCCCACTTTTCCCACTCTAAATCTAATGATAGAAAAGGACTATCATAAATTTCTGGAAATTTCATTTTATCTTTTCCATGATTTATTCCTTCAAGTATAACTTCTTTTAACTTTTCAAAAGAATCATGATGAAATACTTTAAAAGTCATTTGCCCTTCTGTGATTTCCATACCAGCGTATATATCTATAGCATCTATTGCTGTTAAATTAAATTTAGGAGTTGCACTATTACTTGTGCTCCAACCTATATCTTCTAAAAATCCTATATCATAATAAATTTTAGCGTATTTATCAGCTGGATTTTTAGTAAAGTATATTTTAGGAAATGCAAATTTACATTCAAATTCAGCACCACTAATAGTCGCTGAATAAAATTCATTATTATTTTTTGACATATTCACCTCTTAATCCATTATAGGAGCTGTATATTTTTACAGCTCCTAAATAAATTCACTATAATACTTTTACATTCATTCTGATGTTTTGTAAAGTTTCTATTTCTGTAATTGAAAAATCCATAAACATAGTTCTTTCTTTTACTCCATTTGGTTGAGTTAATCTTCCTAGTATTAAATTAACATTATAATTAGGCATTATAAATTCATTAACAGCTGGTTTAAATACTGTATCTTCCAATTCTGTTTTTATTAATGCCAATTCAGTTCCTTCATTTATTCTTTTACCTTTATAAGGCAATAAAATATCTTTAGAATCTTGTATAAGCTTATAAACAACATTTAATGTATCTATTTTTTGGAATACATTGTCATAACTAGTCATTAATTGTGATCTAGAAATAGAACCAACAGATTGAGCTTGTTCTTGTTGTAAAACGCAGAATTTTAAACTGTCAAGAAGTTGTAATTGTTTATCAGAGAATTTTAATTGACATTCACCAGGGAATATTAGCCCAGCAGGTGATCTATCTACTCCTGCTTCTCTACAAATATTTGAATATTGTCTAGCTAAATAGTTTCCATTAAAATCTTTATTGTTTATATTCATTATATATTTAGGATTTAATCCAGTTGAAATTTCAGAAGGAACAGGTTCATTCAATGTTATTTCTACTGAATTTGTATCATTAATTACAACTTTTTTAACAGTTGTAGAATGAATTAATACATCTAATTTATTATGAGTATAAACTTCAACTTTATCTCCAATAGCAAATGAAGTTGTAGCTTTTTTTGTAATTACTTTATCGTTATTTATAGTGGCTATTTTTGCTTGAGGAAATCCACTTAATCCTCCAAGTCCATCGTATTGGTTTACTCCAACAGGAACACTTAAAAATTTACCTAGATCTATTCTCTTACCTTTATTGTCAGTGATAGTAGATTGTTCTCTGATTTTTTCTTTTAATGTTTGACATCTTTCAACGTAAGCTTCTATATCTTTTTTAGACAAAGATTTTGGTGGAATAGGAGATAAAAAAGTATAACAAGGATTTTGAGTTGTAGTTATCTTTAAATTATGAATTAATGTTCTTCTTAAAATAGAAGCATCATCTGATAATTTTACAATGTTATATTCACTTATTACTTCAGTTTTAGTTCTTTCATCAGATTTAACATTGAATTTACCATCTTTTAATCTAACTATTGTTTCATCATCAAGTTTAAGCATCATATCTTTTTTGATTTCTGCAATAAGTTTTCCAGATTCAACTTTTAATTCTATGTAATCTTTTAACTCTTCTGATTGTGAGTTAATTGTATATGTTTTAGAACCTGTTACACCAGTATAAGTTAATTCAGCATTAAATTTAAAATCTTTTGAACCGTCTTCTGTGATAACTTTTGCTGTTTCTCCATTAATTTTAACTTCAAATGTGTCATGAACTCCATCATCAGTTTCACCAGCTGAATTTGCACTTTTTGTTCCTTTTATTTCTAAATCAAATTTTTTATCAACTGTAATACCAGCAGTTGTGTTATAAGGAAATACTCCTTTTATAACTTTATCAAACTCTTCAAAAGAATTTTTAATTTCTTTTACTTGAACTTTATTTGGATCCAAAGCAACAGCATTATCTAATGAAATTCCAGCTAAAATTATTTCTCTTGTTTGGAAGTTTTCCAAATTTTCAAAAGCAAAATCAAGAGCTTCGTACATATCAGTTAATGAATTAGGATCTGGTTCATCTCCGTTTCTTTTAACTATTCTAACAACAGCAATATTTGAACCATCAGGTATTAATCTTATTATATTTTTTATTTCTCTAGTTAAAACTAAAGAGTTGTTTTCAAGAGTTTCAATAGCTTCTTGAGCAGAAGATAACATTATAGGTTCATTTGGTTCTATAAATACTTCTTCAATTTCTCCATCTTCATCTCTTGTTTTCATTTTTTCTGGAAGAATACCAAAAATTGTATATACATCTTTTAGCTTTACTTCAGCTGGTTTTGATTGGTTAGTATCTTCTATATTTACATAAAAACCAGGAAGCATAGTATTTTTTTTATTATTTTTAGCCATTAATTTTTTTACCCCCTATGAGTCTAAAATTATTTATATTAATCAGCTTCAAAACTAGTCAATGAAAAGACATCTTTGTCAATGCTTAGAAATTTAGCTTTTTTTCTTTTATTATTTAAAATTTCGTCTGTAACATCTGAGTATATTGAATTTTCATTATCATTTTCAGTATCGTTAAAAGCTATTCTAAATGCTTCTAATAAATAATATTCATTGTATGAAGAAACTTCTTTTAATCTAAATTGATAATATATTTCTAATGTTTCTAAATCATCCTTATCTTTTTTAGGAATACTTTTTATATTAGAAATGCCAGATATTACTACAAAATTTGAAGTTATTTTTTTAGAATAAATATTTAATGTTCTTTCTAAAATATTTAAAATTTTAAATTGTTGTTTTAATGTTTTTGTTTTTAAAGTAAATATAAATTCGTTATCAGAGAAAAACATTTCTTCTCTTATTGGGATTTCTGTTTTTTTATTATCTCTTTCTTCTATTCTTATAGTTTTACTAAACTTAGGACTAGAAGCCAGAATAACATTTTCTGATTGGAACATTCTTTTATTATCACTCTCTAATTGAGTATGATAACTTCTTCTATTAAGTCTTATAAATATTTGTCCGTTATCTTTATCTAATGATTGCGTTGTATCATTTGGTTTTATATCGTCTCCTAAAATAATTTTAGGCATTGGATAATTTTCAATAGTAAAAGAAAATTCAAATAGTGTTTGTATTTCATCAATTAGATCAATTAATATGTCTGGTCTATTAAATGTAAATGTATTTTTGTACCGTTCAACCATTTTTTTTAAATTTTCTTTTTTATTAGCATCTATCTTCATTTTTTATCCCTCTAAATCCAAACTATCATCATGTAAATTTTTTAATTCTTCAAAATCTTCTAATTTGAATTTTTTAATAAAATTAATTTTTTTACCAACTATTTCGTAAAAAATAAAATCATGATCTCTGAATTGTTCTTTATTTATAACTTTATAAACAGATATTATAGTTTTTTCATCAGTATCCAATAAACATAAATAATCTTCAGTAGTTATTTCAGAATAAAATAATGGAAAATAAAATTTTCTTTTTTCATTAATAGTTGTATTTTTATCAGTTGTTTCAAATTGTTGATTATAAGCATTATTGATTTCATTTCTTATTTTTGAAGACAAAATAGCTTGTCTTTGTAATCCAGTTCCAAAACATTTAGGACAATCTGGCTTTGGTTCAGAGTCTATTAATCTATTCTCATCATAACAATCACATTTTGTAGTTCCCTTCAATATAAGAACCTTGCTTCCAGTAAGAGATGCTTCTTTAAATTTTAAAGAATATTTGTTCTGCACAGAAAACACCACCTCTTTGTTCTAAATTTTTTCTATATGCTATTCCATGTTTTTTATATAAAGAAGCATATAAATCTTTTTCAGTTACATCTATCATATTTTTAACTAATTGTGTAGATAAAACAGAACCATTTGCTCCACCATCAACACCAGTAGAAAAATTACCTAATTTCAAATTACTTCCAGCACTATTAATAGAACCATTATTTAAATCACTATTAACTCCATTTATAAAACTTAAAGATATTATGTCATATAAGCAATATAAATTTACTAGTTTTTTATATAATGGAAAATATTCTATGTCTTCTATACTACTTTTATTTAATCCAAATCTTCTTTTTAAGTAAACAGATTTTTCTTGAATTAATTTTTTAAATTGTTCATCTGTTTTATTAGAAAATTCTAAACTTGTATCTTTCAAAAATTCTTTTAAATCTTTTATGTTACTCCAATAGAATCTAGGTATTTCTTTAACTATATAATGAGTGTTATCTATTTTTATTTTATAAATAACATTAGTTTTTCTTCTTATTTCATGTTTTTTTTCAATGTTTATCTTTGTTTTCTTATAAGGAAAATCTGGATAAATTTCATTAGTATATTGTTCTACAATGATTGAAAAGGGTTTTATTTTTTTATTTATTTTTATTCCATTATTATTTATATTTAAATTTATAGTTTCTTCTAAATTTTCAATTAAAATAATGTCATCATTTAATGCAATTCTATATTTCTTATCAACTTCATAAAATTCTTCTTCGAATTCTATTTCTTTAATTTTGTTTTCTCCGCCAGCGGAATTATTATTTTCATCATTTTCATTTTTATCCAAATCTTCATTAAAAAGATAATTTATATTATTAACTTTCAAAGTATAATCTTCAGAAAAATTACCTTCAATTTCAGCTTCTTTTTCATCAATTATTTTAATAAGAAATTTACTAGTTACAATTTTTCCATTTTTATAAAATAAAAAAAAATTTGTCATTAAAGGATTTTCATTTTCGTCTAATTTATATATAAGTTTTTTTTTATTCCATTGAACTTTGTTATTCATAGAATCACCTATTTTTTAGAAGTTTTTTTAGATTTTTTTTCAACTTTTTCTTCTTCGATAGGTTGTTTTTCTTCTGTATCTTCAGTTTTTTCTACTTCTTCAGTCTTGTTATTTTTTTCTTCAAATAATTCTTTTAATTGTTCATTAATAACTTCATCTTCGTTTTTTTCTTCAACGATTTCTTTTCCATTTTCATCAAGTTCAACAACTTTTACATATTTATTTTCAATAAATTTATGAAGTTTTAAAATATTTTCTTCTGTTGCTTCAACAAAATTATTTTCAGAATTAAGTAAAATTCCGTTTTGTGATAAATAATGAACTCCATATAATTTAATAACTTTCATTTATTCCTCCAATTTTTAAATAGGCAGGAGAAATTACCTGCCTATTCAATTTATTTATTAGTTAAAAACTTCATTTCTCTTTAAAGTAATAATTGGTTGATTTGCATTTGGATCGTAAACATCGTCAGTTACAGTAATATTTCTAAAAGCAAATACACCGTGATTTTTATCTAAAACAAATCCATATCTTTCCTTTAATTTTATTTTTGTAACGTCAACTAATTTATCTTCTATTCTATCAACAGTTATTCCTTTTCCATCATGAACATAACTTAATGATCTTGAAGAATCACATAATAGAATATCAGTACAATTTTCAGAAACTGATGTATATTGAGCAACAGGTGCAGTTGTAAATCTAGTAGCTGGAGAATAAACTGTTGAACCTTTTGTAAAATAAGAAACTAATGGAGTTACAATTATATTTAAATTTTTGTTTTTTATAATTTGTGGAACTTCCATTTTTTCTGTTTTATAAACAGCTTTTCCAACATTATGATTCCATTTTGTAACAGCATTTTGATAAATTGTTTCCATCTTTGCTGGTATCATAAATCTTATATTTGCAGTTTCTTTTAAATACTCTCTAATATTTGGTTCTTTGTAAATTACATTCCAAGCTAATGGGTGCAAGAAAATTACATCTATATTAAAATGAGAATTTTGTGCTTGATATAAGAATTTTTCTAAATCTCCAAGTAATAATGTACCATTTTGTTGAATTGGATTTTGAAAACTTCTTCCAGATGGTTTCATTTTTGGAGTTGAAGATAAAGCGTCTAATGCTGTAGTTGCATGAGCTTCTAAAAGTCTAATTGCTTCTAATGATTTGTATCTTTTCATATCATTTATTGCAGCAGACAATAAAGTATTTATTAATGCTAAACCATTTCTTTCCAAAGCTTCTTGTGAATAAGCAACCATAACTCCAACTTTACCTTTTGAAGTTTTAACAAAATCTTCTGTTGATTCTAAATTAATTGTTTTAAATTCTCCACCTTCAGCAACTCTAGCTGTTGCAGGAGAACCTTCCTCACCAATTACTACTGTATAAAATACAGTTGAATCTTCTAAAGGCATATCTTTAGAAACATATTGCCAAGCTTCAAAATCATTATATTGTATTTTTGTAACAACTCTGTTTAATATTTGTTGTGAAAAAACACCTAATGAACTTGCAGAAAAATCTTTTATAGATTTTCCAGTCTTTTCACTATAATCTTTAATTGTTTTTTCTATTTCTAATGATAAATCTCTCATTGAAAAATTCTTTTGAGTTTGTACATCAAAACCATTATTTATAATTATTTCTGAAAAATCTTCTATTCTTTTTACAAATTCTAAACTATCTTCCGCATTATCTTTAAATAATTTATCATCAACTATTACTCTTTCTTTATTTAATGAAAGGAATGATTGTAAAGAATCTTTTATTTGTTCTTTATCGTATTCTACGAATCTTTTTGCCATTGATTAATATACCTCCGTTACATAGTTACATAAAATTCAACTATTTTCTTTTCGTAATTACTATTTTTATAAACTGATTCAAATGAATTATATACGTTTCTACTTAAACCAGCTGTGCTTTTACCAGCTATTTCAAAATCAAAACAACTACCATTTGTGTAAATCATATTGTCATATAAATTACCAGGTAAAATTGAACTAACTCTACCAATTATTTGTGTTGGATCATCTGTTTTTGCAAAAACTACAGGCATTCCAGCATAGTATGCTTTTGTTTTAGGACAATCAGTTTTTGTTTCTCCAAATAATACTGGTAAAGTATCATCACCAATAGAAGTAGTAATTTCAGCTGTAGTTATTGGTCTTAATAATTGTCCTGGTTTAAATTCAAATAAACTTTTTGTAGCACCATCATTTTTATAAGCATATCCTCTTTCAAATAATGCTTCTGCTTGATAAACAGTAGGTGTTATTCCATGTAAATCATCCATATTATTTGCTGTAGAAACAGCACCTTCAGCATTTTTTCCACCATTAAAATATTCTTTTAAATGTTCAGTACTTCTTAAACAAGCACCTATTACTCCATAAGGAGCTAATGTACCATCAGCTGGTACTAAAAAACCATTGTCATTAATAGCAACTGCTATTGATGGAGAAGTTACTAATTTTAATCCATCAGGCATTACTCCCTTTATATAAAAAACTTCTTTTAAACTTGGGTCAGCCATAGGTGTTCCTAAACCAGAAGTTATAACTGATTTAGCTGTTCCTTTATAACCAATTGGTTCACTTAAAGCTCTATTTGTAAACATTTATTACCTCCGTTAATTATTAAGTAACATAGCCATAACTTCATCATTTTCTTTTGAAGTTTGTCCATCATTATCTTTTAATTGTGCTTTATAATCTTTCATTTCATTTTCAACATTTTCTTTATTTGTTTTAGGTTTATTATCTTTTAAATCTTTTTCATCTGGATTTTTATTATCGTCAACATGTTTAATTTTTTGATTTTGTTGTTCGTTATTATTTTCTTGTTTTTGATGTTTGTTATCTTTCATTTCATTTTCTGTTTCTGTTTGCTCTGTTTGTTCTGGCTGTTCTAAAGTTCCAGTAGCAACATCTGGTTTTAATTTAGCAACAGAATCTTCTATAACTTTCATTTTTTCATTAGTACTATCTTGTAAGATATTTATAATATTCATAAAATCTTCTATTTTATCTTCTTCTAACGAATTAAAAAATGTTTCTATTTTTTCAGTCATTTCATCTTTTAATGTCCAAACATTTTTCATATCCTTTAAAAGTGATTTTCTTAGTAAATCTTTTAACATCGTTGAATCACCCTTGTTATCTTTTATATTATTATTGTTTTTACTATCTTTACATTGATTTTCTTGATTGTCAATTTGTGCTTGATTTTTAATATTTTTATTGTCAGAAGTAGGAACAGTATTGTTTTCTTCTTTTTTTTCTGGAACATAAATAATAGAAGTATCATTAGCTGGAATATTCACTATTGAAATTTCTTCAGCAATAAAAGGACCCATTACTTTTGGTATACATTCAGTTTCAACATCATTTACTTTATAAGTTGAACCAGCACGATGAGAACATTTAAAAAATGTTTCTCCACAAATATTACAAATAATATCAAAACAAGTAATTCCTTGTGATACTGTTAGATAATATCCATCTTTTATTTTATTTATAGTATTGTTATCAACAAAACATTTTAAAATAATTGATGTTTTACCATCTTTGAAACAATTATTTTCTTTAAAAAATTCTATTACATCTTCTGGTAATTCTGAATTATAAGGGCTTTTATATGATAAAGTTTTATGATCTATAGTAAAACTATCTAAAACTCTTCCTAATGGTTCACCATTCAAATCATCATGATTTTTTAAAACTGGTTTATTATATGGTGTCATATAACTTCCACTATCTGACATTTCAATAACTGAATCATCATCATATTTTCTGTAATTTATTTTTTTATCAGAAGTTGTAGCTAACATATAAATGATATTTTGATATTCTTTTTCTTTTAAAATTGGATTTTTAATTTTTTTATCTTCTAATACATAAACATTTTTTATTTTGTTTAATTCATTAGAATCTTTTAGAATGTTAATATCTAAACTATCACTAATTTTATAAAAAGTATGTTCGTGCAATTTTTTATTTCACCTCTTTAATTTTTTTTGGTTTTTTTTGTGGTGCCAGTACCACTAGTATATTGATTTTTTGGGTTATTAACATTTTCTACTGTACCACTCATTTCAGAATTAGTTTTACTATATAAATTTTGAAATGTATTTTTTATTTCAAATTTCTTAGTTTGTTTGTTACACATTTTTCTAGCTTCATCAATAGTAATAATTCCACCTTGAAATAAAAATACAGCGTGTTTTTCTTTTCTTTCTTCAAGATTGAAACCTTCAGAAAATTTCATTTCTATTTCATCATCTAAAGAACCAAATAAATTCATACAAATTTCATCTATTATAGTTCTATTTATTTGAAATTCCATTTCTTTAAAAAAACCATTTGTTATATTTAAAGTATTTTCATCTTGAGTCTCTGCATCTTGTCTTCCAGAACTAGTTGAACCTAATTGACCTTTTGAGGTATAAAGTCCAGCATATATTTGAGTTTCCAAAACTTCAAGTAATTTATCTGGTGAATTAAAATTTTTATCAACTTTATTAACATTAACTGGTAAATCTATAATTAAATCATCATCAGTTTCTCTTAATAATCTTTTAGTACTATCAAATTGATCTTGTCTAGTAGGTTTTATAGTTCCAGATTTTGTTATTCCAACTTCATAAATTATTCTTGTGATAGCTTGATCTGCATAAGATTGAAGTGCATTGTTAGTTAAAAAATTATATTTTTTTATAACAGGTATAACTGAACACCATATAGGCATTGCAAAAATTTCATCAGATTCTCTATTAAAAGTATAATGGAAAATATCTATTTTATTTTTAAAAACTTTACGTTTTGAATTATTATATCCATCATCATACAGATCTTCAAAAACAAATTCTTCGCATAAAAAAGTTCCTATTCTTTTATTTACTGTCCAGCCTTTATTGGGCATTATTCTAAGTCTTATTAATTTATCTTTCTCATCTTTAATAGGCCTTATAAAAACATTAGAATATTTTACTAAATTTTGAAAAGCTTCTTTTAAAAATAAATTAGGATTATAATTGCTATTTTTTAAAATTTTATTAAATTCTTTAGCAACTTTTATTACTTTTTCATCATTTTCTCCAGTAAAATAAAAAAATTTATCAGAACTTTTTGAAGTTATGTTTAAAATTGATCTTGCTAATAATGGTAATTTAAAAGTTTCTTCTTTTATTTTATCTAACACAATGTCCATATTCCTAGTCATTGCATCTTGTCTTTTATTACTATTTGAAAACGAAAGATTATCATAAAATTCAGTTTCTTTTCTGTAAATTTTTCCATAATCTCTTTTTTCCATTTCTATTTCATTTTCATTTGTATTAATTTCTTTTCTTTTTTTACTATTAAATATATTTATATTCAGTAAATCTTTTAAACCTTCAAAAATTATATTCACCACCTTTACTACTTTAATAATTGTGTAATTTGATAAGTAGTAAGATATGTTTCTTTATTTTTAGTATCTGATAATATATTATCAACTTCTTTTAATACTTCTATTTTTTTATTAAAAAATTCATCTAAATTTCTATACATATCTTTATTTATATTAATTTCATTGTTACTTTTAAAATTAACTAATGGTATTTCCTCATTTTTAGTAACTGTATTTAATATCGAACTTTTTTTAACATTTTCTAATTTAAATGTCAAATCTTTGATATTTTCTCTTAATTTTTTAATTTCATTATTGTTAGCAAGAGGTTTATTTATTTCATTATTTAATTGCTTTTTTAAATTTTTTATTTCTTTCAACGTAGAATAATATTCAATATTATTTATTCTATCTAAAAAATTTTTTATTTCTTTTATTCTTTGAACAGAATCTTTACTTAATATTTTTTCAATTTCTTTTTCAACAGGTTTTATATTTAAATAATGTTCTTTGCTACCTAAAATTCTGATTTTTTTCTCATTATTATTTAAAATTATTTCTCTTTTTCCACTTTTAAAAATAAGTTCAACTTTTCCGTTTTTATAAACTATTTTTAATGGAACGTCTTCTTGTTTGCTTATAATAGTTTCAGTTATTGTTTTTTCAGTTTTAAATTCTTCATCTTTGTTGTTTATTTTATTTATATTATTTTTTTCTTCTTTTTCATTAAAAATAATTTTCTTTTTATTTCCGTCTAAATAATGATAAATAATTTCCTGTTTTGAGTTATTGTAATTTATGTCATCATCAACCGCACTATCTTTTTCTGGTTCATTATTTTCATCATTTTTTTCATCATTTCTAAAATCTGGAAGATTACCTTCATATTTTCTTTTTCTTTCAGTTAATATTCTTTCAGCTTCATCATAATCGCCATTTACAAAACAAGGAATTATTGATTTTGGTATTTTTTCAATAAATTCATCTATAAAATTTATTGTTTTAAGCATAGATTTTATTAAAGGAATTTGTCCTAAACCTAAATCTATTTCGACTTGTGTATCTAAATATCTTAACTTTTCTGTTTTTTTGTCAATAGCTTTAAAAAATTCTTCTTGTACATGAGAAATAGTATTATTTATTTGATCTCTTAATTGCATTAATACTCTTTCAAACATAATTGTAGTTATAAAATTCATTAACATGTTTATTAAAGATAACAACTCTTCTTTTGTAGCCTTTTCTGCACCAAACAGTTTAGCTATTTCAAATATTGATGGTAAAAATCTAGTTAAAAAGTCATCAAAATCTCCAAGATCTTGATCTTCATATGTAGTTGTAGTTATTGCTTTTTTATTAAATTCTATTGCACTAAAATATTCAGCTAATTGTACGTCTATAAATCTAGTATAATGTCTAACAAATGCTGTATTTTGACTTTCCTCTTTTAAATTATAAAAATTAGATTCTTTATATTCTTGATATAATTTAGTTCCTTCTAATATACCTCTTAAAATATTGGTATTAATAGAACTACTAACCTTTTGTATAAACTTTCTATCTATATAATAATATTTATTTTCATTAAATAAATCTACATCAAATTTCCTAAAAATAAAGCATATTTCTTCTATACTTAAACTTGCTAAAAGTGTATTTATTTCTTCTTCATTTCCAAATATAATATTTTTTTTGGCATAGTAATCACCATTAAACGCTCTTTTTTCTAATGCAAACTCTATAAGTGTGTATAAAATAGGTAAATCTTCGAATACAGTAAAATAAGTTTTATTATTTTTAGGGCTTCTTTGTAGTTTATCTATAAAAAATACAATTCCAGATGAACTATTTAATTTTTTATCATAAGCTCCAAAACCTATTTCTCTAAATTGAGCAATATTAACTCCTAATTTATTTAAAGATTCATTTATTAAAAAATCTTTATTGTATGAATTAAGTTCTTCTGTATTATCTATATTTTCTATTAAAAATCTTATAAAATTTAAATAATTATACAAATCAGAAATTGAAACTTTTTTACCATTTATAGGTAATAATTTTAAAAAAAATAATTGTTGAAATGTATTAGTAATAGTAAAATCTAATAATTGAGCAACAGAGTTTACTATTGAAGAAATAAAACCTTTAATATAACTTCCTAAATTTACATTAACTATTAATTTTTTATCAAGTTCATCTATTATAGTAGCAACATCTTTTACAATACTAATATTATCAATTACATCACCTATTCCTAAAGCTTCTAAACCTATTTTTCCAAACAATTTGTGCAAAGCAATTGCATTTTTATCCATCATTTGATGCTCTTTATTGTTTATTATTTTTTTATAAGGATTTTGTTTAGCAGTAATAAATGAATAATAACTAGATAAAGCTTTTGCAAATTTTGAATTTCCATAAAAAGATGGATTGGAGGTTTTTTCTGTACCAGTAGACCAATTAGTCTTTGCATTTTTTATATTATTCATATGTTCTTTAGCATATGAATTTCCAGCTCCTAAATATGTTAACCAATATAATATTGTTTTTATCATTCTACAGTCATTAGAATCAAACGTTAAAGTTTCAAGATATTTATTATAAGCTTTTAATTTTTCATCCAAGTAATTATTGATAGGATTGAAAAAATTATCTTTATTAAATTGAGTCCAAAATTTAATTATTTCTGGATTTATTTGTTCAGAATAATATTTAGCATCTTCTCCACTCCCAGTTAAAGTTAAATAATAATCTGGTTTTTCTTTTTTAAAATCATAAGTTGTATTAAATACATAAGTAGTTTCAACTTCTTTTTTTTGATTTTCTATATTAGCTTGTTTATAAAATAAATCAGCAATATTTTTTAATACATAATCTAATTTAGAACCATCATCTGTAAAATCTTTAATTCTTTTGTTTAATAATTTTAAAGCAAACTTTTTATCTTCTTTCAGAGTATCATTTTCTATGTCAAATTCCGCCAGCGGAATTTCATTAACAAATTTTTTAAAATCATCTTGATTAAATATTTCACAAAAACCATCTAAACTTACTTTATCTGGCATACTTTCTAAAATTCTAATAAAACCATTTATTTTTTTAGTTGTTTTTATTTCAGACTTTATCATTCTTAAATAATATTCTTGTATATTGAAATTTTTAATTTCTGCAAATTGTTGAGAATGTTCAAAAATATATAAAAGTCTGTTTTCATTAAAATTGAATGGAAAATTTTTCTTAAAGATTTGAAATTCTTTATTAGAATACAGTCTTTTATTTAAATAGTTATTTAATTCAAAATTTTCGTCTTTAAATAAAAAATCAAAATTATTTTCTAACTTATTACTTAATTCAATAAAATATAATTGTTTATCTTTTATATTATCCATTTTTTTCTCCAATTATTTTTTTTGCTATTTCTTCAAATCTTTTATCTATATTTTTTTCATCCTCATTTAATAAAAAATCATTTTTTAAACTTTGAACTATATTTTCATCTGTCTTTATATGATTTAAAAATTCATTATTTTCTAAAAATTTTTCATTTTCTGATCCTAAATTTAAAAACCAATTATATACAACAGAAGCACTTATTAAGATTTGTGGATTTTTTGTAATACTTGACATTTTTCACAATCCTTTTCTAAATAATAATTTAATCTTTTTTCTAATGAATTTAAATATAATTGCATATATAATTGTTGTTCTATTAATAATGTTTTTTCAATTGAAGATTGTTTTTGAAACGTTTCAGTTTCTTTAAACAAATCAATTTTTTTTATTTTATACTTTAACAAATCCTTTTCTTCTAACATTCTAGCTACAAAAACTTCCATAGTTTTATCCTTTTTCTATATAATATTAAATAATAGGAACATTATCTATTAGTGCATTAGCTCTTTTAACACATTGTTCAAATGTTTCTTTACTATATCCATTTAAATTTAAATCATATGTTACAAATTCTATTGTTGATTTTAATTGTTCATAAAACTCATCAAATCTACCAGTTGCATTTAAATAGTCTCTTATTGTTCTTACTCTTTTATAAACTTTAGCTAAGTTTGGATCAATTTTTGATAAATAATCTAAATTAGATTTAAAAGTTTCTTTTACCTCCTTTGATGGTATGTTTTTATGAGCATACAACAAAGCATCATAATAAGATATATTTTCTAAAGAAGGTATTAAAACTTTATTTCTATCACCTGTACTTCTTTCAACTTTAACAAAAATCATTTCACCAGTTTTAGGATCATAACTTTTGAATTTTACATTTTCTTCTTTTTCAATCTTAGATATAAAATTTTTTCTTTCTTCATTTTCTATTTTATTAAATCGATTATTTTCATATCTATTGTTAAGCCATTTGTCAAGATTATCACCAGCTATACTTTCTCTATCGTGTTTCATTAACTTCTACCTCTTTCATCTCCGCTTTTACTTTCTCTTCCTCTTTCATCTCCAAGACTTTTTCCATATTCCTTATAAGAACTTTTCTTTGTACTTTTCCAATATTTTTTTATTATAGTTTCTTTTTTAGATTGTTTTGTGAATCCATAATTAATCAATTCTCCAAAATAATCATAAAATTCTTTTTCTAAATTATTTTTTTCTTCTTCTGTTTTATTGTTGAAATTTTTAAATTGTTCAGTTAAATGTTCATATTTTGCTAAATCTACTGTTATTTTTTGTAAAGCATCATAAATAATATTTTCCATTAATGTTTCTATTGAAGTTTCTAAATCAGTTGATTCTACCAATATTTGTTTTTTTAAAAATGCAAACATTAACGACATTAATTTTCTAGTTATACTATCTTCACCAAGTGCGTTTGTGTTCGATAACAAATCTTGAATTAGTGGATTGTTAAATGGATTGTTATATTCTTTTACCATTTGAAAATTATTTTTTTCATCAAAAGGTTTACCTGCCCAAACTCCTTTATAACGCCAAGGACAAAAATTAGTTAATTTCTTATTAGGATCAAATATAAAAACACCACAAGAAATAGTTTTATTACCAGTTATATTAGTTGGAACTTTATTTATAACAAATCTATCACCAAATTTTACAGATACTTTTGTATCCAATAAAGTAATATTGTCTAATGTTGAACCATAAGGAAAAGTAGCATTTTCAAAACCAGATTTAGATAAATCAGTATCAAGTGATGCTGGAACACACTGAAACATATCATTAATTTTTTTAGATATTCTTTCTTGCCAAGCACATAGTACTCTTTCTAGTAGTCCACCGATACATAATCCACCAAATATTTTTATTTTTTTAAAACCAAGTAATCTAGGAATATTTGCATGAAATAAACCAATGGCTGAACAAAATCTATAAATATATTGTATGATAGAACGTTTTAAACCTAGTCTATTTTTACTGGTCCACATACAAACGTGTCCAGTTTTATATGTTCTTTCAGAACATCCATTTCTTTTAATTTTAATAGTTGAATTTATATTTGTATATTTAGCTGTTCCATCATTTGCAAAAATTATATCTTTATTAGTAAGTACACCAGAAGATAAAGGTTTAACACCTTTTTCTCCACCACCCCATAATAGTAGAGAACTTAATTCGCCATAAGGGATATCTTTAAAGTTACATATTCCTAATTCTTTTCCTGGAGTATTATATTGTTTTATTTCATCAACAAAATTAATTTTTTCTACATCAGTATAAATATCAGATAAATATAAATTATCAACAGGAAATTCAACCATATATTTATTTTCATAAGTTATTGGATGCCCATGGTAAGTTGCAAAAGTATTATTAAAATTTAATAAATTTTCAATGTCCTTTGGATATTTTTTAGCTTCTTCTTTAAATTTATTTATTTGTTCTTTAATTGTTATTGGATTTAAATATTCATTTTGCTTTATTTGAATTTCTTTTTTTATATTTGGGTTTTCTATTTCATCTGTTAATTCATTTAATATTTTTGAAATATCAACAAAATAATCATCAATGAAGTTTTTAGGTAATTCAATTCTAATTCCTTTTGTAGTTATAGCTTTGTTGTTAAGTAAATCTAAAAATTTAATTTTTTCATTTTCAAGATTTGAATGGAAAATAATATTTCTATTAGCATCGTAAACATTGCCATCAGAGTCTATTGTATATCCATTTTCAAAATTAAATTTATCTGGTTTCATAACACCAGTTTCTGTTGTTGATGAATTGATTATTTCATCAGTAGAAACAGGAAATTCATTTTCTAATAAACTTTTAGCATCAAAAAATGCTCTTGGATTAACTTTACCTTCAACATAATATTTAGGAAAATTAGGAATATAAGTTGAAAAAAAATTGTTTAAATTTTCTAGATGTTTTAAAAACTCATCATCAAAAAAAGGTTCAGCTTTTATTGTTTCATTTAACATCTCGCTTTTTATTTCTTTTTTTGCAAGTTTTAGTTTTTCTTCTAATTCCTTTGCTTTTTCTATTTCTGTTTTTATATTCGGTTTTTCTAAAAAATCATTTTCTTCTATTTTTGACAATTCATAATCAGAATATAAATTTTTATATACATCGTTATTTTTATATCTATTAGTCAAAAAATCCATTGTCGAATCCTTTCAGCAACATTTTGTTTAAAATCTTTCTTTTTTTTGGAATATTTTCTTCAACCTTTATACCTAAGTTTGGATTTATAGTATAAGCCTCAATTGGTCCTAAAGGCTTTTTCTTTTCTTCATCTTGAAAAGTTCCAGAAGAAATTTTATATCCTTCATTTTTAAATCCAAAAATAAAGTTACCAGTTGTTTTATCAAATATAGTATCAAAGTTTTCTATGAATGCAAAATTAGCTAACATTAAAGCATCTATTTTATGGTCCACACCTCTAAAGATAGGTTGATTTTTATCATCATATCTTTCGACTCTATATTCTTTTAATTGTTCAATTAAATTACCTTTTCCACTTTCTTCTAATTCAGAAATTTCAATTTCTTCTTTTTCAAATCTTTTTTGAAGAAAACTAACCATCATAACTTTTATTCTTTTATGTACTTTTCTTTGTAAATGTATATCTTCAAATTCATAAGCGGAAGCAAAATTTATACTTTTAAAAATATCTATTTTTCCAATTTCATAAAAATGTTTACTTAACATTTCATTTTGCATAGAACCATGGCCTTCATCACAATAAACAAAATCGGCATTAAAATTTCTTTGTAATTCTATTATTCTTTCTATAGTAGTTATTTGTAAATCTTTAAACTTAGCATCTACAGAATTTTTATAAATTGAAGTAAAGTTAAGTATTTTTATTGTTTTCTCTACATCTAATGGATTCCCACAATACAAACCTAATACACATATTTGAGAACCATTTTTAAATTCATTATAATCAACACCTATTGTTATTTTCCATTTTTCTGGATTTATTAATTCTTCTCTAAATTCACAATATTTATACTGATATAATGAATTTTTTATATTTTCAGTTTTAAATACTTTACTATCGCCTTCAGAAAATTCAGCTTCAACTTCTAATTTATACCCTTCTTCTGTTAGTGAATTTCTAAGTTCTGGTCCATCATTTTCTTCAAAATTAGGTAATATAGAAGATGGGTAATGAAACTCTCTCCAAGCAGGATCAACTAAACACCATTTTCTAAAATTTGTTTCTAAAGCTGTCGGAGTAGAAAATACAACAAATACAACATTTGGATTGTCTAATTTAAACGCCATTAAAACTTGATAAGCTTGTTCTGTTACATAAGCGGCTTCATCAATATAAACTCTATCAGCTGATTGTCCTCTTATAGAACTTCCATCTGTACCAGTTGTAAAACCATTTATTTGTGTTCCATTAATTAAAACTATTTTTTCACTAGGGCTTCTTTTTCTTGTATATGAAGTTTTATAAGCAGACTTTGAACCTGTTAATAAAAATTCCATTCTGTTAAATATTTCTGTAATTAGGTTCAATGAATTTGCTGCAACTATTATTTTTTTATTTGGATTATTAAAAGCAAAATGAAGTATGTCTATTACCATCGCTTCGGTGTTATGAGTTATTATTCCATTTGTTAAGAATGTATGAGAGTTAGCTACTGCAATTGAAAGTGTATTTTTATAACCAACATTTTCTATTGATATTATTTTTTCATTTATAAAATCTTTATTTGATTCATATTTTCCTGTTATTTCAATTTCAAAATTATTATCTATTTTTTTAATTCTATATTTTGTTCCTGTTTTATGTAATAAATATCCTAATTGTTGAACAAAAAAATCATTTGTAAATATTTTTCTATTTAAAACGCCATCTAAAAAAAACAAAGTATTATTTTTATTCAATCTAAAAATATGACTACTAACATTCTGTTCTTCAGAGGCTATTTTTCCAAGTGTTTTATAAATCGAATAATTATCATCAGCCATATTTTTATATTTTATATTTGAAAAATTTATAGGAATAGTTATTCTATCTCCGTTTTTTAATTCAGAAGCTTCTTTCCATTTACCTTTTATTAAATATGGATGATTTTTTGTAACTATATCATATTTTCCAGATTCAGTTGTTATTTTTAGACATTCTTTATATCCATTATTTGTAATAGCAAAATTTTTAGTAGGAAATATTTTTTTACTTTTTGAATCATATGAAATTAACAGATCTGTAGTTAATATTTTTTTAGCTGGTACTAATCCTCTATTTGAAGTAAGAATAAGAGTATCTTCACTAACACATTTTCCCAATCTTCTTCCAAGTCTTCCGACTCTATTTTTTGCAGTACATAATAAAATTTCTTTTTGATAATATTGTTCAAAATTTCTTTTAGGATGAATAATACTCCAATCTAAAAATTCTTTAGCCCATAATAATTTATTATTAGATAGTTGTATTTCAACTAACTCTTCTTCTGTTAATTTATTATATTCTTCTTTTGTTAAAAGCTTCTCTATAGGAAAATAGTTTTTTTCTTCTAATTCTTTTGGAATTGGATTACATTCTATTTTCCAAGAACCTTTTGTTTTTATTTGTTTTCTGATACATTTTTTACACATATCAGCTATATTATTCAAATCTATATTCATATTCACCTTCTTTTAACTAGTTCTTATATCATCAAGACTAGTATTTACACCATTAATAGGCGAAATTTCTTCTCTTAATTCATTCGAAGTGTTTCTATAATAAAACACTTTTTTATATTCTTCTAAATCATCTTCACTTCTTTTCAAATGAGTTTCAATAGAATGTTGAGTGGCTTCATTCGATATAAAACTTGGAGTTTTTTGTTGTATATATTGGTCCATTACTGTTTGTATCATATTATTTACTGATTTTTCTTGCCCAGCATTAGCAACCATACTAATACCCATTCCAACAAAATTAGCTAACATTCCAACTGGTCCACTACCTACACCTGTAATTACTTTACCAAAAGGAGAAGAAAAAAACTTTTCCATTGCTGATTTTTCAGTTAATATTTTTGCAGAATTTTCAGCAACAGTTTCAAAAATTTCTTTAGTGTTTTTTCCAGTAGCTTTCTTAAAAAAATCTCGTGTAAAAGCTTTTAATCTTAAACCAACAAATTCATTACTATTTTCTTTTATATAATTATTTACTATATTAATAGCATCATCCATATTACTTTCTAATTTAACTTTTCCACCAGTTACTTTATTTAAAATTTTTAAAATATTTTTTTCATCATTTATATTTACACTATTTAAACCCTTTATAATATCATCAGCATTTTCTATATTTTTTAAATTTCTAAAATTATCAGTTAATTTATCATAAATAACTTTTTTTAAATTATCTTTATTAAAAGCTTTTGAACTTTGCATATATAATGTTTTCATTTCTTCAGCTTCATATGATAAATTTTGCATACTTGCTTCAGTGCTTACCCAAGGTGCATCTACTAAATTATGTTTAACATTAACTTTTCTAATTCCACCTTCTCTAAAATTATCTGGAGTTATTCCAATATTTTTTAAAGTTCTTATAGTATCATTGGCTTTTTTATTAGATACAACGAAACCTTTTCCAGAAATTTCATCAATATCAGTTTTTAAAACTTTTAAATTCTTCTCAACTCTTTTTAAATTTTTTCCACTTTCATTTAAATAACCATTTTTTATATCATTTTCAGATCCTTTTAAAAAATGAAATTCTGAATTTGGAAATAATTTTTTTAAAATTTTACTACCCTTAGAATAATTTTTACTATGATTAGGTAAAATTTTATTTAGTATAGGAATTTTATCTATACCAGAAGGAATAAATCTACTACCAAACATATGTGAATTACCATATGTAATTAAACCATCATTTGTCATCAATGCTTTTTCTAATGCAAAACTATATGTTTTAGCAAATCCATTAACAGCTTGATTATCCATATATGGTTGTAACATAAACATATTTATAAAATTTCCAAGTGAGCTATTACCCATATCGCTTGTAGCATGTTCTCTAAAATATTCTTTCTCTTCCAAAGTATACATAATCTTATCCTTCCAAGTTTAACAATTTATCTTTTTTATCCTCTTCTTCCAAAATAACAGCTTCAGCTATGGTACTGGCATTAACATCAAAGAATCCATTAGATAATTTATTTTTTAAATTTTCTTTTACTGTTCTTTCATTTATTTCAGATTCAATTTTTTTATTTTTCATTTTACTTTCTCTATCTAAAATTAAATTTTTTCTTAATTTATCAGCCATATTCATAGTCATTTGATAAGCATTTAAGTTTTCATTTATTTTTGTATCATAAGTCTTAGAACCATTTTTATTTATTGTTACTACACTTACAACTGGAGATTGAATAGATAAAGCAGATAACAATCTTTGAGCTATATTCTCTATTGAAATTAAATGATTAGCAGTCATTTTATCACTAAAGTCATCCTCTTTTATATCCAATTCTTTGTAAATACCTTTTTTTAAATTACTTGTATTTATCATTTCAAGAGGACATTTTTCACCTTTAGGTAACATTTTACTTTGAAATAATGGACATTCTCTAAAATGTGGACATTTTTCTTCATTTTTTTTAATTTCTTTTAAATATTCTTTATATTTTTCAGTAGCTTCATTTAAAAAATCTTCATCATCATCTCCAGAATCGTCATTTATTACATACTCTTTTTCAAAATCTTCATATGTTTTGGTTAAATCAATATCTTCAACAAAGCATTTTTTTATTTGTAAAGAAAGTATATTGTCTGAATTTTTATTAGCCCAAATTTCCAAATCTTTTTTTATTTTAGGAGATAAACTTGAAGCCTTTTTTATCTCTTCTGTTGTTAATTCAAACCCCAGAATTTCTTCTATAGTTTCTTTTTTATTTTCATTCATTTTTACCTCTTAAACATATATGTTAATACATCATCATTAATTATTATTTTGTAACTATCAAGATCTTTTAATTTCTCAACAAAATCATCATTAATAAAAAGTTTTTCATTAAATTTTAAAATTTTAAAAATATTATCTATATTATTTTCTATTTTTTCTTCAGTTTCTGAATTATATTTGTTTATATAGATCTTAATTATAGAAAAAATAAAAATTATATTGTTTGCAATAATTTCATTATCTATTTTGTTTTCTATTAAGTAATATAAATATGGATTATTTTTTACTTTCATATTATTAACTTCCTTATTGAAATTTTGGAAAGATTTTAAATTTAATATTGTTTTTGTATGTATAGGTATTTTTAAATGATTAATTTCTTTATTGAAATTTATATTTTTAACTTTTATTTTATTGCTTTTTTTATTAAGTTTATATTTTAAATTTATTTTAAAGTTTTGTTTTAATATGTTTCTAGAGTTTAAATTAAAAATAAAATCTTTCATTTTTTTATCACCTTCACAAATGTTTTACTTTTTATTTTTTTATGAAGTTTTTTTATGTTTTTTTTATATTCTTCTATTTTTTCTTCAAATAGTTTTAAAAATGTTTCATTTGGTTTATGTATTTTGAAATTAGAGTGTATAAAAATACTTTCTCTAATTTCTTTATACATATCTTTTTTTAAATCTTTGGCCCAGATAGTAATTAATAAAATTCCAAGTTTTTTACATTGAATTTTTTTTATTCTGTCTCTTTCTTTTTGTTCCGTATCTGTTTTATGTTGTCTTCCATTAAATTCAAAAGCAACTAATAGATTAGGATAAAATATATCTAGTTCTAATGGCATTCCAGTTTTATTATTTACAATTCCAGATTCTCTATAATTATAATAAACTTTTTCATCAAGAAAGCATTTTTTTAGATATTTTCTAGTTAATCTTTCTCCAAAGCTAAGCATATTAATTACTCCATACAATTAAATTTATATCATCTAATACATTTGTTTCACTTATTTTTTTAACTGTATAAGGTTCAGCTTCTACAAATATGAAAAAATCAAGAGGTATAGTTAATATATTTATAATTCTAATAACTCCATTTTTATCAGATTTATATTTAATACCATTAATATCCTCAAAATGAATTGTTAAACCAGGATATCTATCACATTTTAAATTATATTCATTATCTTCTTCTGGCTTAAATTCATATTCTATATTATCTCTAGTGCAAACTAATTGGATACTTACATTTTTTACAGGTGCACCAACTGGAGATATTTCTAGTTTTTTATTAGTTCTATCTCCATGGTATAAATCTATTCCATCAAAAAGGTATTCGCTAGTATCATAACTACCATCTTCATTTTTTTTACTTATAATAGTTCTATTTTGCATTTAATCCTCCAATTTTTTTAGTTCATTAATTATTTCTTTTTTTAACAGATCAATATCAATACTTTTATTTTGTTCAAAAACTTTAGCAGAAACATCTTTTATAAATTCTTCTTGTTCATCTAAATTTAAATTAAGAAATTCTTTTTTATTTAAAGATTTAGCGTTAAATATTGTATAGTTATATAAAAAATGTCTAGTTCTGTTTTTTAAAGTTAATTGAATTTTATCTTTAACAAATGAATTAGAACGAATCTTAAAAGGAACAATGTTTATGAATTTTTCCTCTCTTGTATTCCAGAAAGGAACTATTAATTTATCTTGTACTTCTAATTCAATTTTAATTGTTTCTTTTTTTAAATTTTTATAATAAAAATCTATTTCACAAGGAATAAATTCTTTAAAAATTTTTACTTCATCATCTTCTCTAATAAATCTTTTTATTTCATTTCTTAATTTATATGGTTTTATTATAATTTCATCACAATTTTTTGTTCTAAAATAAACATCTTCTATTTCATTCAAGATTATATCTTTATTATTTTTAAAAAATAAAGTTTTATTTTTTGTGGTAAAATCATATATAAAAACAAATTTTTCACTTAATTTATTTAAGAAGCAAGGTGTTAATTCAATTGTTTGAATTTTATCTTTGTAAATAAATCTATTCAAACCTATTTCTTTATTAAAATCAAATTTTATGCTATTTCCAATATACGTAGGATTTATAGTAGTTTTTGTATTTTCTGTAATATGAACCAATATAGGTTCTAAAAATTTAAAATCAACTTTTGAATTATTTTTTACTTCTATACTATTAATTGGATTAAATTTCCAATAACCATCACTAAAATTAACAACATGTTCTAAATCATCAAAAACTTCAACAAAATATTTTTGAACAACTTTTCTAAAATTATATTTTATTGAAATTAATTCAAAAATATATAACCCTTCTTTAAGTTGCGGAATAGAGTTGTTTCCTTTGTTCAAATTAATTTCTTGTTTTTCATTTACTTCATTAATTATGAATAATTGATAATTCAAATTTTCTTCAGTATTAATTAAATTAATATTTCTAATTGATATTTTTGATTTTATATTCCAATTTTCAAAATTTTCTAATTTTGCATTATGTTTGGTATTGTCATCAAAATTAATTAGAGTTTTCTTAAAGAAAATAATTTTATTATTTTTGTTTAATATTTCTATTTCTATAAAAGCAATACGATTATTAGAATCTTTATTAATTACAATATCTTCTACTTTTTTATTTAATATTTGTTCTTTTATAAGATTATCATTTTCCTTAATTTTTATTTTATAGTTAAGAATTTCTTTCTGAATTACATTTACAATTATTTTTTCATTAAAAGATATCGAGACTTTAAAATTTTCTTCATCATTAAATAATTTTATTGGATTATCTTTAAATATTTCTTGTCTAACGACTATATCAGTATTTTTAATTTTAAATTCTACAAAAAAACTACTAGGAGTTATTGGAGTCGTTATTCCTTCAACTATACATATATTTCCGTTTATTTTTCCATATTTAAATTTTTTTCTCAAATTAGATTCAAATGGATCATAAACTCTAAAATATTCTATTGAATTAGAGTTGTTAAGTGTAAACTGGACATCAAACAAATAATCATTAATTAAATTTCTTTGACTATTTAAAATAAAATATTCATCTATTAAATTATCATTATAAAAATAACATTTTATATTTTTAGAAATAGTTTTATAATTCTTTTCTTCATCAAATACATTTATTTCCATTTCTAATTCTTCTAACATATTTATATTATTGTTTCTTATAATTTCTATATTATTTTCTTTTATATTTGTAGTAAAATTTGGATTTATGAAGTTAACTGAAATTTTTGAAAAATTATCTTTTTCTATTCTTAAATTATATGAATTTAATCCAGAGTATATTTTTTCTGGGACATTTAAATATAATTCATTTTTCTTTTGAATAGATAATTTCATAAGTTTTATTCCGAGTTCTTCTTGATATATTGTGAAAGACTTTTCTTTATCTTCGCATTTAAATGTAATTGAAAAAGTTCTTTCTTTATTAGAAACAGGAATTTTTTGATATTTAATTATATCTTCACCTTTTACAGTAATTAAAGTATCTTTTTCTTTTAATATTTTTGTTTCATTCTTTAAAATAAAATCAATAGTTACTGTATCACTTCTTGAAACAATGTTACAAATATTTTTATTATAATAAACATTAAAATTCTTTTTTTTACTTTTATCTAATTCAGCTATTATATCTTTATAATTTTTTTCTATTGTTACTTTTTTTTCAATTTTATTTTCTAACATATCATTAAAAATAAGTTTATATTCATTAATTCCATCTTCAACATTTAAAGTTAAATCAAAATTAAAAATATCATTACTTATTTTTTTACAGTTATAAAAATTAAAATCAAATTTTTTATTATCTTTTTTTATTGTTGGTTTAAAATAAACATTATCTGTTAAATTTTTATTTAGTTCTTCATCAAAAAATAATGAATTAAATTCAGAAACAAACTTTTCTTTATTATAAGAAATACCTAACAAATTTATATATCCATTAAAAATGCCTATTTTTTTAGATAATATTTTATTGTTATTATATTTTAAGATATTTGTTTTTTCAGATTTTGAAATAATCAATTCTGTATTTTTAAAATCTAAAATTAATTGCTTTTTATTATTCATTTCTAAAGATATATTAGAATTATTTAAATGATATAAGAAACTATATTCAAGACCATCAACACCTAAATCGAATTCTAAAATACCAGTAGCTGTTGGAGATAATGTTACTTTCAATAAAATTATATTCTCAAAAACTAACTGTTCTTGAGAAATAATCAAAGCTTCTATTTCATTTCCTTTTATTTTAATAGAATTTTGTGTACTTAATAAATTTTGTTCAAATAAAGATAATTTATTTCTATCTAGCCAAATATAAAAATGTTTATTTTCGTCAGTTGTATTCAAATACTTAATGTTATTTTTATTTACTTGATTATTATCTATATCAAAAACTTCAAAAGTTAAATTTTTAGTTTCACAAGTATAGTAATTTGAAAATTTTTCCAAATATTGTTCTTCACCATTACTAAAAATAACTTTTAATAAATTTAATTCAGAATTAATAAACAATAATTTTGTTTTAGGTTTTATAGTTTTTACAGAATTTCCTAAAAAAAATAAATTTTTATCTATTATTTTTCCAGAAATAGTTAACTCATTAACTTCTTTATTTTTTATTAAATAATATTCTTGAATTTCAACTTCCGGTTCTTCATTATCTATTGAAATAAAAATTTCATTAGATATAAGTTTTTCATTATTATTCAAAATAAAAAATAAGAACATCTCATTGGATTCTATATTTGAAAATTGTTCTTTTAAATTTAATAAAAACATTTTTTTATATTGGTTGAATGTTCCTATATTGGTTCCTTCTTTTTGAAAAGATTCTCCATTTACTTTATATTGAATAATTGGTTTCAATTGAGTTATATTTCTACTTTCATAAAATATACTAAACTCTTCATCAAGTTTAGATAAAGTTATTTCTTCGTTCAATATATTAAGCAATGTAAAAGTATTATTTTTAGTTGTAATTTTATATTTTTTATATTTTATATTTTCAAAAGAATCTTTTAGGAAAAAATGTAAATATGTAAACCCATCTTTAAAATGCTCGATATTTAAACTTTCATTTATCAATAAAGTATTGTTTGATAGTATCTTATAATCTCTTGGAACTATTTCTTCTTTTGAATTTATTTCATAATAATATTGAAAATTATTAAAATTATTTACACCAAATTCAAAAATCAATTCTTCTAAATTTTCTTTCTGCAATTCATATATATCATTTAATTTGATAGCATCTTTAAAATTAATATCAAAATCAATGGCTTTCATATATAGAGTAAAGTTTATAGAATCTTTTTTTGTACTTAAAACAGTAATACCACCTTGTTTTAATTCAAAGTAAATTCTATAATTAGATAATTCTTCTATTGCATTTTTAAATTCAGCATTTTTAAATTCAACTAAACCTTCTTCTATTTCTCCAGAGATTTTATTATTGAAATTGTATTTTCCTTCATTTTCTTTTTCTATAATTAATTCACAATCTGAAATTTCTAAATCAGTTAAATCTTCTAAATAAAATTTAACATTAAAAAAGTTCAAATTAGTTTTTATATTTTTATTTTCTTCATATATAAAATTCTCAACTTTTTCAGAATTAAAAAGATTAAAAAAATATTGCATATATTTTCACCTCTTTTTTATATTAAACTAATAATTAACAAAATAAAATTTATAATAAAAAAAGGAAGGATATTTTTACCTTCCTATACATACATTTTTAATTTATAAAACTTAATAAAACATCTAACGGAGCATTTTTAATATTTACGTTTATTTCATCTTTTGGAACTCTGATTTTATTATTATTAATATCTACCAATTCATACACTGAATTGTTCACTCTATATATACCAACTATAACATCTTTATCAAAATGTTTACCAGTTTCACCAATAAATTTATTATCAAAATCTATTGTTATATATCTAATAAAAAAACTAGATAAAAGTGTAGGACTAAGCAAATCAACTTTGTCATTTTCTATTACTATATTTACTTCTCTACCTATTACTTTTTTTTGAGCTTCAGTTAAAGTTAAATCTTCTTTACATATTTTTTTTAATCCATCAATTATTTGCATAAGGGAATCTTGATTAAATACACTCATCAAATATCACCTTATGTCCTTCTTCTATTTTATCTAACATATAATCTTTTTTATTATAGCTAGATAAAATTTCTTCAACAAGTTCTTTTGTAACAAACTTATCCAGAAAATTATATAATCTTTCTGCTTCTATAACTTTTGCATTTTCAACATCAATAACTTTGTAAATTACATTTTCCAAATCTTTTTTATCAATCTTTTCAATAACCTTTTCAGTAATATAATTAACATGTTGAAAATCTAATCCATTTATATCTTTTGCTAAGGAAATTAACTTGTAAGTTATATCTCCTTGAAGTAAAGATGATATTGTTTTCCTAGCCGCAATTATGTTACTAATTTTTTTTGATTCAACAGTTTGTTCCAATTTTTTCCTCCAAAAAAATCACGAAACCGTCTTATTATGTCACCACATTTAGGCATATATATTTTATCACATTTACTTGTTTATTTAAATATACTATTTATGAAAAAATGTTCAAAAATAAAAAAAGAAGCGATGGCAAAGGAGGAAACCACCGCTTCCGAAGCAGAAAGGAGTACTTATTAGAAAGACTTGCATTCGAATTGCATTGTAATTTTATATCTATAAATTTTTAGTGTCAAATTTTGTAATTTTTTTATTATTTTTTCACTTTCTCCGCCAGCGGAATCAAAAACTTTCAAAAATAAATATAAAATATAAAAATATTTGAAAATCAAAACTTTTCGGAACTCTACATTTTTCTTTTTTTCAAGTTAAAGTAAGAAAAAACAAATAAAAAAAATTCATTTATGTCTATTATGTTGATTATATTTTTATTCTTAATATATAAATTTAAAAAAATTCATTTTTTCTTTTTTCGAAAATTTTCTTTTTTTGTTTCACAAACAAGAAAAAATAAAAAAAATATGGCTATTAATCGTAAGTATTTATCTTTCTCCCTTTCTAAAGAAAGGAAAGAATTAATTGAATAGACTCCACCTTAAACCCCAAAATCATAATCTATATTAACTATCTTTAACTATAGTACTTTAACTGGAGTATTATGAATTATATAGGGTAATTATATGGTTATTATTCATTTACTGTTTATTTATTATAGCTGTTCATTTTCCGTATGTCAAATTTAGTCGATTTTTTTATTATTTTTTGTAAAAAATAGAAAAATTTTAGTCAAATTTTAAAAAAATCATTTCTTAAAAAAAAATATTTTCA